GTCTGGTTCTACCCGTGAGGCCTTCTTTGCCTTTTTTTGTGATACGATAGAATCATCTATGTTTTCGTTTCTTGCCAAGCGTGAAGTTGTTGGTTCATCAAGTTTTCTTGGATATACTGTTTGTGTTTCATTTGGTTTAACTGGTGCAGAGGTAAGAGCCTCACCTGTTCTTGGATCTGAATACGCTTCTTGTGGATTACCCGCTTTTAATGGAATACTTGGAAATACTCCAACAATAACAGGTTCTTGTGCATTTTCACCATCAACAAAGAATCCAAAAACCATATCACTTTCTTTTGGTGCATATGGGTGTGGATTATTCACAGGAAGACTAGGCATAGCCCATGGTAGATTTTCAGTTGGCAGTTGCATTTTATTATCTGCGTGCCAACCCATACATCTCACACGACAACGGCCAAGTTTTAATGGGTCTTGACGGTCTTCAACAACACCTACCCACCAAGTGAACCCATTTTTACCAGCAAAATCTTTTGTGTCTTCATTATATTGCATATTAGAATTCCAGTATAGCCCTTGTTTGTTGTGGATTATCCGCAGGTATAAATTCATTGCTGTTAGAACTTGAAGCTACTTCAATAATTGTTTCGTGTTTATCAAAACCAATAATGTGTCTTGAAGCAACAATGACATATTTACCACTCAAACTTTTATCTTCATTCGTATCACCTTTTTCTTTTTGACCAAAAATAGGTGCTGTTAAATTAACATTAAAACCTGATGTCAATTGAAAATTACCAGGCATAACAAGTTTTACTCTTTTACCCATAAGATTGGTCAATATAGCTTTTCGTTGAAATATAAAGTTTTCTTGTGCTTCAACTTTACTTAATGAAGCTGGGTCAGCTTGTTTAATGTAATTACTTAATTGACGAGCGGTACCAAATAAACTCACTACTTTTTTAGAATCAAACGCCTCAACATTTTTTTGGCCATCACGATTTTGCATTGTTGTTATATTTGGATTATCGTTACCGTGTTTCATATTTAAAAAATGGTCACCATAGCTAATATTCTTTTTTTCAAATGTTCGTGTCATTGGGTCAAAACCCATAAACTTACCCGCATTAACACCAGCTCGTGTTTTTTCAATAGTGTCATTTTGAGCTATCACTTCAAGATAACGAGCGGAACTAATTTCTTGTAGTGAATTTTTACCTGATTGGTTTTTGGACTCAAATTTAATATCTAATATATCATCTTGTGTGAGAAGTGTTGATAATGAAACAAAATTATATCCAACTAGATTCTGAAAGAAAACATAATTGGGTGAATTTTGTTTATCTAAAGCTCTTTTGGTGCACCATTCAATAGCATCTAGTGGTCTTAAATTAGGTATTACGATACTACGAATGCCGCTTGTAGGTTCATATATTCCGCCAATATTATTTTGTGGAACTTTTAAATAATTAAATAATATTTTTTCTACAACTTGAGAGTATGTTAAATCGTAATTCTGATTAATTCTTTGTTGGTCCGAAAACATAAGTTCATCGGAAACAAAATGCAAAATAAAGGTCTCACTATTTTGATTTTCATTTTTACGGTCAGATTGTTTATAGATACGAAAAGCTTTACGATATTTACCAATATCAGAATTCTCATCTTTTGATATATCAATCAATATTGATTCTGAACCGTCAAATAAAAGTTTACCTGAAAGTCCAATAGAATCACGAATGAGAATATTACCAGAAATGACAGGCAAAAACATTGAATCGTAAATATTTAATTCTTCAAATATCTTTTGAATATCAATAGGTCCAGCTTTTGTCACTAAAGTTAATTCATTTATGTGAAACTGCGTGGACTTTTTGACGCTTAATTCACTCATAATTTAATAACTCGTTTGAATTCTTTTTCAACTTCCGGAACAAATTCACTTTTTAATAATCTTATTTCTCTCTTAGCTTCATTTTCTTCAACTTCATAATCATAATAGGTTTGTTTTTCTTTTGAAATCTTTTCAGTCACGGTTGCACCATTATTTAAAGTATAAGATATTGTTGAAGCCGCTACATTTGCATATGTGTTAGCATCTACTTGAAATTTTTCTGTAATGATTGTGCTATCAGAGGCGGTTCGTGTAATAATTTTATAATAATTTTTAGTATTGTTGGTGCTTTTAGCCCATTGAATACCAGAAACTGGTGTAGTGTTGGCTGCACCATTGGCTGTGTATTTGTTATCAATAAAAGATATTAGAGTATTGTTGTTTAAAGGCCAATCGTATTGTGGGTCAATAATATCGTTAAACAATAATACAATCCAATGCCTTTCAGAATTATCATAAAATTTAGAAGCGATAATCTCAGGTGTATCAGAATCTTTAACTGAATATTTGTAAAAAGCTGATGAGTTATTTTTTAACTCTTTTTCAAATCCAAACCTTGATATAATATTGGTAACAGAATCAAGACCCGTTGTTTTTGTATTACTTGAATAAAATGTTTTAGGATAGTAATTAAAAAACTTTGCCATATTATACTCCTTCTTTACCTCTATTAACACCATTACCTTGAAAGTTTTTAAAATCAGATTTAGTAAGGTATGTTGTTTCTTGAAATTGTAATAACACTTGTATTGCCACCGGCATACCAGTTCTGCCCAATGAAGGGTCGTTTTCACCAGGAACCTCATAAGCTGAAAAACCATTAGGTGCGTAATTTACATCTATGTTAGTAAGAACGCATGTTGCGATTGCAGGAATGTTTGGATTCTGTGAAGAACCATAATAGAACTTAATATCAAATTCTGATGGAGGTATTAAGAAACCTTGTGCGCTTGCTAATTCTGGTGCTTGATGAAAACGAAGCCTTTCAATAATCTTTTGAACTTCTAGCGCTTCTTTTTCATCTCTTGGATAAAATGTAAAATCAAATTGAAATTGTCGGAAGTTTGGTGATTTATAAATCATCTCAAGCATAGGATTTTGAACTGTACCAGTAGCAGCAGTAAATGCGGCCTGAGCTGTTTGACCACTACCAATTAATTCTCCACCAGCCTGAAATGCTTTTTGTGTTGCAAGTAATCCTCCACTTTTTAGTATTGATTTACCAGCTTCCATCAAACCACCATCTTTAAAAGCATCAACACTAGATTTACCAGCAGCTAGAAGTTGGCCGCCCATTTCACCACCTAGAGTTAGTTGGTCATATCCTTGTGCATAAGTATAATTCAAAGTATCGGGCATATACAACGCAATAGCATCGGTCGTAAGTGTGGTGGTTTTTAAGAAACCTAAACTACCTCCAGTAATCTTTTTAATAGAAGTGTCTAACACAGCTTTGGTTGATTCTGAATTGCCGCTAAATACAGAAGCTTGACCAAATAAATTACCAATTTTACCAGTAACACCATTCAACCCACCTAATGCGCTACTTACACTTTTACTAGCTGCATTAGTAAGATTAGCAAATTTACCACCAGTAGATGAATTGATTGAATTTAATCCGCCATTCACTTTACTTAACAATTCACCACCAAAAGCACCAGAAGCACTTCCAATATTTGCGCCTAATGTTTGAGAGGCTGCAGAAGCTCCCTTTGTGACAGGAATTGCAGATTCTCCTAATTCTTTTCCTTTGAATTGAGAATTCTTTTGTTGGCGAATATAAATCACCATATAGTGACCTTTATCGGTTGATCCAACATCTATTGGATAACGAAAAGTATTTTTCTCAAATTCAGTACCTTCAAGAGCTGATAATGGACCAAACTTTCTACTATCTTGTTTATTGAATTTTATATCACCGAAACCAAAAAGGGACATGTTTATTTCCAGAGGTAAATTGTGTTAATTAGCATAGATAGTATTTATGTCATATAAAGGATGGTTTAGACCAAAAAACCCAATAAAATACAAAGGCGATGCAGCTAATATCGTCTATCGTTCCAATTGGGAATTAAGAGTGATGAAGCATTTAGATATTAACCCTAATGTTCTTTGGTGGGCGTCAGAGGAGTTATCTATTCGTTATAAATCGCCTATTGACCAAAAGGTGCACCGTTACTATCCAGATTTTATTGTTCATGTTAGGCAAACCAACAATAAAGAAAATACTCTGGTGATTGAAGTTAAACCAGAGAAACAAACCAAGAAACCAACCCAAAAACGCAAAACAAAAACATTCATCCAAGAAGCCATGACTTATGCCATTAATCAGGAGAAATGGAGAGCTGCCGACCTATTCTGTAAAGAACATGGATGGGAGTTTAAGATTTTAACTGAAAAAGACCTTGGCATTTGAGATAAATAGACGATGGCATATTTAATAGACCGTATCAAATCATCTTTAGCAAAAGAAGGGTTAACTCCTCGTTCTAATCAAGCGAGAGCCTGGTTGCAATCTAAAATAAAAGAATTAAAGCCAAATAGAACAAGTTTAATGCGTGATAGAAATAAACTAAAAGAATCGTCAGTCATTGGTAAGATGTATTTTTACTTCTATGACCCAAAAACAAAAGATACAATGCCCTATTATGATAGATTTCCATTGGTCATACCCATTGAATCATATAATGATGGTTTCTTGGGACTAAACTTACACTATATTGCTCCAAAATACCGTATGACACTTTTAGATAAATTGAGCGTAACAGCCTCTAATAAAACATATGATGAGAAAACAAAATTAAGACTAAATTACAAGTATCTAGCCAACGCTTCAAGGGTGTTTGAAGCTACACCGTGTATCAAAAGATATTTGTTCAGCCAAATACAATCAAGATTTTTAGAAATAACAGCAGACGAATGGGATATTGCAGCTTTATTACCGATGGAAAGTTTCGTGGGAGCTTCAACCAATAAAGTTCATGCTGAATCAGAGGAACAATTTTAATGTCATTTTCACCTAATTTATTCTTAGCTAATGTAAGAGCAAAAGACGGTTTAGCTAAACCATCAAGATTTGAAGTTGTTCTTCCTATACCAACATATATTGGAAGTTTTGTTGGTAATTCAATTATTGAAAAAATATTAAACTTTCCTAATTCAGTATTTAATGATGTAACTGACGCTATTGGTTCTGCTTTTGGTAAACAAGGCCAAAAAGACGACCAATCAAAAACTTCTAGCCCATCTACATCAAGATATTTAGCTTTACAATGTGAAAGCGCTGAATTGCCAGGTAGAACATTAACTACAGCTGATGTAAAAATATATGGTCCAACATTTAAAGTTCCTTATCAAACACAATATGGAGATATATCTTTA